ATTTCAAATTCCTTTCTTGATATATAGATAATTATGAAACATATTAAGAAATTTTACTTGTTTCTTGAGGCTGAAAATTTAGAGGGTTCAGATGATGTAAATGCTGTTCCTAATGATACTCAAATGGATAATTCAACAGATGCTGCTGAAAAATCTGCATTGGCTGAGATAGAGAAAAATCTCAAAGATTTTCAAAATCGAAGACAGAAGATGGAGAATATCTTCAATGATAAAAAGATAATATCTGATTCCGATTTAGAAAAGGCACTTTTAAACGGTGTTTATGACAACAAAAAAGAAAATAGATCCAGAAATAGGTATCTTAAAGATTTTGAATCAATTCTTAGATCTGAAAGAAGAAAGAAGAAACTTGAAGAGTCTATAGCTAAAGATAAAGACAGTATAAAATCTACAAACGATGATATATTTAGACTTGAAAGTGAAATGAGAATGGATCTGAGTCAAAAGAGAATGGATGACATTAAAATTAGCCTTGATAAAAATAGAAATCGTCTTAAAGAACTAAAAGACAATATCTTGAAAAATGAACAGATGCTAAAGAGAGACATAATAGGTTGGCAAAAGAAAAGAGAGGATTTCAAGAAGGATATGAAGGACGAAGAGGAAAGGATAAAAAAATTATCTTCTAAAATATAAAAATAGAAAAAAATTGGTTTTTTCTTTTAATATATAAAACATAAAATAAAAAATAATTAAAAAAATATGGCAATTCAAATCGGTAAATACAAAAGACCAGGAATCTTCATAGAAGAGATTGACAAATCGATTATTACTAGCCCTACAGTTGAAGGCTTCGCAAACCTTGTAATTGGATTTTCAAAAAAGGGGCCAGTTAACTCCGCAGTTTTATTAAAGACTGTTGGTGACCTTGAAAGAATTTTTGGATCTATTGATAGACAATTAGAAAGAAAGGGTTCATTCTTTCACAGAACGATCTCAAAAATGTTAGAGGCATCTCCTGTTTATGCAGTTAACCTATTACTTACAGATGACGCTTTAGATACTATAGAGTATCAATCAGTTTCAGCTACTCCAATATACAGCAATGATGTTGAGAGAACTGCATCATATAGAAAGTTCTTTGATACAACTGGTTTCTGGAAAAGAGATACTGATTCTTTCATAGACATTACAAGACCATTAGCTGGTTACGAAAATAGAGTTTTAAACTTTACAAACTTATCAGATAGATACATTACTGTTTTTTGTGTAAAATCACAAGTAATTGGATTTGACAGACCTCTTTTAGAGTGGTATGGTTCTATAGAAAAATTACCACCATATTTGTATCCTACAGATTTAGCATCTGAGTATCTTGTCGATGTAGTTGTTGTTGGTGGTGACTGGTCAAACTACCAAGAATTATCGGTTGATCCAAGATGGACACAGTATTTTGCAGCTGATGGTCTTAAAAAGTCACAGATAAGAAATTTTGCGAACGATAGAAATGTAACTCTATTAGGATATTATGAAGGTCTTTCTTTGATTCCATATTTTAGAGATTTAAATGGTAGAAATATATTCATAGAAACTGTAATTAATAGAGAAACAGACAGAACAGGTTTATTCTGTGCATTCAATAATGATTTATTTGAAACTGATTATCCAAAAGGTCTTGTTGACCTTGTTGGTAACTCATTAGTCTCTGATGATTTATTGAGTAATCCTCCAACATCTGATGAAACATATTATCAATCACTTGATGGTGTTGATGGTAAAATTGATGGTGAGTTGTCAATAAACTTCTTATCATATAAGGAGCAAATAACAGACACTACTTTGTTTGCAAACAGAGTACTTGATAGACCAGGTAACGTAGTTGCTATATTTGGTACAAATTCCGCTTTGACTACTAACTCATCATTGAGTAGAGTGGCTGGTGGTTACTATACACACTCATTGAATGACTCGAATGTTGTTTTTGGTGGTGTTGTTTCGGGACCAAATGATGATATTAATCTTAATTATGTTGCACATCCTAATAGAACATATTGGTTCTCTGAAGGATATGTTAATGACTTGAAAAAGTCTACTTTAACTACTGGATCTCATAGTATTACACTTAATTATAATGTTGATACAACTTCTGATAATGGTTATGCTGTTATAGGTGGTAATCTTGTATCTCTTTCAGGTACATATTCTATCACTTTAAACTACACAGATTATCCACAGTTACCTCAATCAGCAGGTACACAATCTTATAACATTGCTTATGTTATAGAATCTAGTGGTAATGTTACTGTTAAAAAGAGTACAGCGACTGGATCATTACCTACTGTCTCAGCTACTGATATAGTACTTGGTTATGGTACAGTGAGTGTATATGGTGGTGTGTTTTCTGGAAATGCTAACTCGGCAACATTCAGTATAACAGATGTTACAGTAGATAGTACTTCTGGTGGTGGATCATTGGCATTTAAACCTATGATTTTTGGAACAGATTATACATTCTCAACCGCTTCAACTCCACAATTAGCTTTATCTGATGGTCAGTTTGTTGTTACATTCTTAAACACTAACTCTACTCCTGATGTAAAAGATTACAGTCAATATAGAAAGTTCAAGTTATTTAATACTTTATTAACATATATTGACACAAGTGCTACATTTAGAGGATTGATGTTATTAAATACTAGAGGAACAACAGAAAAACGTAGTTTAGCTGATGTTACATTTAGTAATTTTAAAACTTCTAGTACAGAAAATAAATCATTTGTTGTTGATACTGGACTTACTTGGGCTGATATAAACGCTACATTAACTAATGGTGAATTAGTATTCTATAAATTAGATGATGAGTTCTTAATTGACTACGCTGGTTTTGAGACTAAAAGTACTATTCCAGTTTTAGATGGATCTACTGCATCTTATGGTGTCGTTGGTAAATATTCATCATTCTATACAAAATATGATCAGGGATTGATTGGAACTGGTGATGTTTTCTATCAAAATGAACTTTGGGATAATGTACAGGTTACATTTGTTCCTGGATCATCTGCAACTTTCTCACTAAGTGGTTATAACTATGTAGTATTTAGAGTAGAAGAAGGTAGAAGTTATTCTACAGAGAATAATTCATACTTCTCAGAGTTAAATTCTCTACAAGGTGATAACACTGGTGTTCAAGGATATCAGTTCTTAGTTGGTGGATTACTTAATAGTGGGGCGTTTACTATCAAATTTGACGAAGGATTGACTATCGAAAATGGTTTATCATTACCTTCAGATTCTGATGGAGACACAACACTTCAAACAGGTAGAGCTTACTTATTAGCTACATATAGCAATGGTGAGTATGACTTCTTCAATAACGCAACATATAGCTATTATGCATTTGAAGTTTATGAAACATTGGTAGACGAGACTCTTAATATAAGCAAATTATATGGATATAATAGTCAGTTTAGTGGGGCACCTGTTTACTTGGCACCTTATCAGAAAGATAATGGAGACTTAGTTGTTAAATTTGTTAATTCTGGATTAGGAACACAATCTTACTTAAGCTCTCTAAATACTACTAGTGACAGTGCATTAGCTACTAATGGTACACTTTACGTTAAATCTGAAAAGAGCAACTTTAAACAAACACTTGAAGTTGAGTATCCTAGTGGATGGACTGAGGTTCCTAACAAGGTACTTGTTAAGAGAAATAGATACTCTGAAGTTAAAGTTGGTGACTTCTTAGAAGCATCATATGATCCTACTTTGTTAAAAGCAGATCAAATGCCTAAGAAACTTACTAGAATTCAAAGTAAGAAAGTTTGGTCAGTTAATAGTGACTATGTTGAGTTATCTTGTGATACATCAATTAAATTGAGAACATTTAATGGTGATAAACAAACTAACAGATATACTAAGATTGATGATTATGTTTCAACTTATAAGGCAATCTCACTTAAAGGATTCAGATTGAGAGACGCTTCTATACCTGATGGTACTGATGCTAAACAAAATGCTATTCTTGATGTTGTTGCTAAAGGAACACCATTATTCAAAGCACTTACAAATAAAGAGGCATTTGACTTTAGATATTTAATTGACTCTTTTGGATTAGGATTAACTCCAGACTCTAAACAACATTTAGTTGATATTTGTGGTGATAGATTGGATGCATTTGGTATATTGAATATGCCTTCATTAAAGACGTTCAAGAATTCAGTTTCGCCAACATTTAAAGATGCTAATGGTACTTTACAGATAGAGTTTGTTGCTAAAGGTGGAGACCCAGAAAGTAATCCAGAGTTCTTATACTCTTTTGGTAAGGGTATTGGTGTAACTACTGTTGGTTATTTCTTACCATATGTTACTATTGATGACTTTGGTAGACCAATAGATGTACCACCTTCTGCTTATGTTGGATTGACATTTATGAGAAAACATAATAGTACAACAACAAGTGTAGTTCCTTGGACTATCGCAGCTGGTGTTACTAATGGTAGATTGACTGGTATTCAAGATCTTGAACAAATATTCACACCTACGGATATTGAGTTCTTGAACCAAGCTCAAATGAACCCACTAACATTCAAGAGAAATAGAGGATTCGTGATTGAGACTGAAAACACAGCTCAAGTTCTTTATAAGTCAGCACTTTCTCTTATACACGTAAGAGAGGTATTGATTGAACTTGAAAGAGAACTTTCTAGAATGTTGTTAGACTTCCAATGGAAATTTAACACAGCTGAAATAAGAGCTCAGATTAAGTTACAAGCTGATACAATTTGTGAGAAGTATGTTGCACAAAATGGTTTATACAACTACTTCAATAAGATTGATGAAGAAAATAACACGAATGAGATTATCGATAATCAAATAGGTGTACTTGACACTTATGTTGAACCAATCAAAGGTATGGGTATAATTGTTAACAACATAACTATACTTAGAACTGGAGCTATCTCAGCAGGTGGATTTATAAATTCATAATCTAAAAATAGATAACTAAAAACCCAGATAGAAATATCTGGGTTTTTTATTTTTATAAAAATGATAATTATTTTAATAAAAAAAATCCAGATTTAATCTGGATTTTTAATATTATACTTTGAAGTTACCCATATTTCCTAAATTACCCATATTTGGCATTCCACTCATTATGGAACCGGGATTAAAGTTAGGCATTGATTTTTGTTGCTGGTCTTCTTCTTGTTTTCTTTGTTTTTCTTCCTCTTCGTTTAGTTCATTTATTATCTTAATGTTTTCTTCAAACATCCAGAATGGCCATTCATCTATACAAAATTCATTTACATGATAATGTTTTTGTAATAATAGCTTATTCTTTAATAAAGGCCTCAAAGGCATCATGAACAACGAAAATACCTGACGCTCCGTTGGGAAATTGCATTTCGGCACGGACCTCCTGGCCGTCAATAACTTTAACTAGCTCTTTAATTCCAAAAGTCATTTTACCAACCGCTGCGTTTAAGAATTGGAATGAAATATCATCCATTTGCTCAAAATCTTTTAATTTTGCCTTTATTCCCTCATATGTAATAGAAGTTCTACCTTCAAGCATAAATGGTATGATTTTTAAGAATGCTAAATTAGGTGTTCTATTCTCATTATTTTCTTTAATAATATAGTCAGTAAATGCTTTTTGAATTCCAATATTTGGTGGAGTTAATTCAAACTCTTTTCCATTTTTTGTTTGGAAAATATAACAATTCTTTGCTTTATTGAAATACTTATCAAGTTTTTCATCTGATTCAAAGAATTTAAAATTCTCTCTGATTAGTTCTATTTGAACATCACCAGAACCTGATTGTACAGTAACCGCTAAACTGTTTCCTTGTTGGAATGTTAATTCTCTTATGGCAAAGATTAGATACAATCTATCTTGATCCTTAACATCTAAATAAGATGCTATGTTACCATTTGGGTATTTAACTCTAACACAAGATTGTAACATATCATTCATTTTTTCAACAATATCATAGAAATTGTTATCATCTACCATTGAATATGCTTGAATTTCTTTTACTTGTGCTGGTCTGATCATCAAAAGTGTTCCTTGTGGGTAAAATTTACCACATGGTAGATCTTTAACATCAAAATTGAAATATTGCAAATCCGTTGTCCTAGTTGAGTCAACATTTTGAGTAGGTATTTGTTCTAACATACTCTTAGCTGGATTGAAATTTGAAGATTTTTTTTCCTGCTCCTCTAAGTGTTTTCTTAGGAAATCTTCTTCTGACATTTCTTTATTATTTGACATAGATTTTTTTTATTTTTTTAAGGTATATATACTTATATATGGTGTCTCTAACAATGTTTTTATTAAAAATAGAAAAAAGTTACTTTTTTAAGTCAATATATAATAATAATTGTAATAGGAACATTTAGAATTGAAATATATAATTCATAATTGTTCAAAACAATTAAACAAAAAAATAATAAAAAAAGATTATGCCGCTTCCACATTTTACCCAACTACAAGTAACTGGTAGTCCCGGAGGTCCTGGAACACAACCACAAGAACCAGTATATTTAAATTTATTCGAAATTTCATTCGTTTTACCAACGATATTGCAAGCTCAGGGTAGAGATCCTGTATTGTTATTACAACAAGCACTTTCTGTTGACTTAGGTACTACAAATAAAACATTAGCAGTATCTAACCAAAGATGGAAGTATACAACAAGAGCGTTTGTGAATGCAGGTCCAGCTGAAACTCACATCGAGGACTTGGCAATTACTTTCAACGTGAATGTTAATAACAATGGTTCTATGGAAACTTGGGCTGCGTTAAGAGCATGGTATGATTTGGCATGGAATTCTCAAAACGGTTACTTACATTATAAAGCTGATATGGTTGGTACTATTATAGTTAATCAACACGATAAGAAAGGTCTTGTATTGAGAAGAGTAACTTTCCAAAACGCTCAGATTAAGTCTGTTGGTAGTCCTAACTTGACTTATGAAGGTCAAGGTATATTACAAAATATTACTGCAAACTTTGTTTGTGACTACTGGATTGATGAATACATCGATAATAACTTTACAATTGCTCCTCCATTTGTTGAAGGATACTAATAGTAAATTAAAAATAATTGAAAAACCGATAGATTTCTATCGGTTTTTTTATTGAACATAGTGTCGTAATTTTCATATAAATTCAAAATATAGTTATATGGAATGAAAGTATTTATTACAACAGATTGGCATTTTGGAGTTTATGTTAATAATTTAGATAAATGGTTAACAATGATGGAAGATTATTTTTATAACTTCTTCATACCATATCTAAAAGAAAATGCTAAAGAAGGTGATATTCTTATACACTGTGGAGATCTATATGACAATAGAACTTCTATTCCGATTATAACATCGTATAAAGCTGAAAAAATATTAACAGAAATATCTAAAATACTACCAGTTCATTTGATAGTTGGTAATCATGATCTTTGGAACAAAGGCACTAATGATGTAAATTCAGTAAGACTTTTTAATTTTGTAGATAATATTACTGTTTATACTGAAACCGCTTCAATAGAAGTATTTGGTTCTAAGTTAGTATTAATGCCTTGGATTGAAAAGAGGTTAGATATGATT